CTACGGCTCCGACTACGGCTCCGGCTACGGCTCCGGCTCCGGCTCCGGCTACGGCTCCGACTACGGCTCCGGCTACGGCTCCGGCTACGGCTACGGCTCCGGCATTAAAAGTTTCAATGGAGCCCCAATCTATCGAATTGACGGTGTGAATGCGCTGATTCGTTCCGTGTGCGGCAACATTGCGCACGGGGCGATCGTGAACAATGACTTGACGCTCACGCCGTGCTATATCGTTAAACAAGAAAATGTTTTTGCACACGGCGAAACGCTGCGAGAAGCAATGGAAGCCTTGCGCGATAAGCTGTTTGAGGATATGCCGGAAGATGAACGCATTGATGCGTTCCTGCGCGAGACAGACCGCGAAAGAACGTATCCGACGCAGTACTTTTACGACTGGCATCACCGCTTGACCGGTTCGTGTGACATGGGCAGAAAGCAGTTTGCCCGAGACCACGGTGTTGACCTCGAGCATGGCATGATGACACTGACGGAGTTTTTGGAGCTGGCAAAAGATGCTTACGGCGGAGACGTGATCCGAAAAGTGATTAGTAAGATGCAGGAGGTGGAGTGATGGAACGACTGACGAAGCGCGACACCGATGGACAGGCAATGATGGACTGTGAGAAGTGCAAAGCGGATTGGACGGGTAAGCATGGCAAGCCGATGGATGACTGCACCGCGCTGTACTGCCGCAATCGCCTCAAGGACCGCCTCGCCGCCTACGAGGACACGGGGCGGACTCCGGAAGAAGTAACCGCGTTGGGAAGCCTGTTTGATTACGCGCTGGAAGAATCGAAAACGCTGACGGAGCAGCTTGCATTGCTCAATTGCCTGCGCGAGCTGGCCGAGGCCGACAAGGATGGGCGGCTGGTGGTGCTGCCGTGCAAGGTAGGCGATACGGTGTGGGCTGCCAGTGGCAAAATCATCAAGTGCGAAATCGATGAAATATACCTGTGTGACAGCGGAGAGATTGAGTTTCTTGTGTCGTTTAATTGTGACGGCGCCGACTGTAAGAGATGCCCATTTAACAACTGGACACAAGATTGTTCCGGTGAGTGCTACTGCGACTGTGAATACGGCAACGGCTCATTCAAGGATAGTGACATCGGTAAAACAATATTCCTTACCCGCGAGGCGGCGGAGAAAGCATTGGAGGCGATGAAGGATGGGTAAGGCTGTTATGCTGAGCATCCGCCCCAAGTGGGCGGAGAAGATTGCCAACGGTGAAAAGACCATTGAAGTCAGAAAAACCAGACCGAAGTTGGAACCGCCGTTTAAGTGCTATATCTACTGCACGCCGCCCAAATATCCGCACGAGGACTTCATTGCGACGGACTATCCAATGCCACAGTTTTACGGCGGCGGCAAGGTCATCGGGGAGTTTACCTGTGACCAGATTTATGAGCTTGCTCCCCTCAACCATGCACCGGATGACGTAGAAAAGCAAGCCTGCCTGACACGGGAAGAAATTGTGAACTACCTAAAGGGGACCGGCTACGGCTGGCATATTGTCGACCTGCGCATTTATGATATGCCACGCGATCTGAGCGAGTTCCGGCGCGCAACTGACCCGTGCGATTCTTGCCATGCAGAATACACATGGGAATGCACAGGCTGCAAAAAATTGAGCGGTGACATTAAGCGCGCGCCGCAGAGCTGGTGCTATGTGGAGGCGATAGACAATGGCTGAATTGAAACGCTGCCCTGAGTGCGGTGGAGTTGCAACCGTTATCCATATGTACGATACCTACGATAGAGCAGATTTTGGGTGGGCTGCCGGTTGTGGGAGATATAGGGCTGGTGATGGCCTCCACACAAAGAAGATGAAAGTATCTGGGCTGCCCAGCAAAGAAAAAGCAATCGAAGCATGGAACAGGAGGGCCGGGGATGAACGTGTGTGAATACTGCCATGAGGACAAGGCCGGATACATTACGCACTTGGACCGTGAGGGAATCGGGAGTGCGCACATAACGCAGTCTCACCCCATTAACGGCGGCTGGAAGCTATGCGTCAGTTCTGGCAAGCAGGTGCGTATGACGGTTAAGATCAAGTTCTGCCCGATTTGCGGGCGCAGATTGGAGGGCGACAATGGATGACTACATAAGCCGCAAGGCGGCGATTGCTTATATCCGTGAGCAATCGGAAGAATGCCAAAAAGCATTTGAAGAGCTTGGTGGGGAAAGCGGGATCTACGCAGACGCCTATAACGATTCGGCAGAGGATTTTTACAGCATTCCCACTGCCGACGTTGCACCGGTGGTGCACGCAAGATGGATTCCGTTCCATAGTGAGATTGCTGGGGGCATCCAGTACTGCTCTAATTGCGAAATTGGCAATGCTGCGAAGTCGGATTTTTGTCCCCACTGCGGTGCGATGATGGATTTGGAGGTCAAGGATGGCTGAATACATTGATCGAGAAGCGGCGGTGAAAGCTGCGAATGAATGGGTAAGCGAGGCATGCATGGCACCCGTGATGCGGGTAAACTGGTTGTTTGATAAATTACAAAAAGTGCCCGTAGCCGACGTGGCCCCGGTGGTGCACGCAAGATGGGTAGATGGCAAGTGCTCAAACTGTGGCGTGGATATCCCAACCGATGATGCACATGATGCAATCTTTGAGAATGAGTGCCGGTTTTGTTACTACTGCGGCGCGAAGATGGACGGAGGTGACAGCGATGAGGCTGATCGACGCTGATTGGGTGCTTGGACACCTTAAACCCTATGAGCAATCCGATGAGGAATGGAGCGTGACTGGTGGTACGGCTTTGCGGCTTATCCATAACGCCATAGGCAACGCTCCCACCGTTGATGCCGTGGTCGTTACTCGGTGCAAGGACTGCAAGTATCTTGTTAACGCGACAGTTAACGCTAACGGTTTCCTGATCTGCGACGTCAGCGATATGGAGATCACGCCGGGCGACTTTTGCAGCTACGGCGAGCCGAAGGAGGGATAACGAATGGAATCTTTTGTTGAAGGCGTTGGAATGTTCTTTATAGCGATTGGCGGAATTGCAGCGATTCTTGCAGCGTTATGCTTTTTATGGTGGCTGGTTGAGACTGCATGGATTGCAGCAAGCAACAGATTCCGCGATATTTGCAAGGCGGAAAGCCTGATTTTTGAATATCGACGAGAGCGCAAAGAATATCTGTGGTGGAAAGAGCACGTGAAAGGTAACGTATATGCTGACGATCACGATTAAAGCTAACGTCCCCGCCGCTGACGCGCAGGGCATCAAGGAGCGCATCGCCATGGACATTGAGCGCTACGGCGATTGTAAGGTCGTGAGCATCGTGAGCGACCGGGGACGGGGAGAACAGCTACGAATGGAAGGAGCAAAGTTATGAGCATCAATGTGAAGAAGTACACCAAAGACCAGATGGCGAAGATGGTGGAGGACGCGCAGGCGGAAGCCACGGCGCTTGAAGCGGAAATCACCGAGATGAAAAACTGCATCGACGAGAAAAATGATCTGATTGCTGAATATGCGAATCTAAAGGCGGCGATGCAGCGAAAGAACGTCATCCTGACCGAGCAGGTCAGCCAGGTGAACGGCGAAGCCATCACCCGCGAGAACGTGATCGCGAACCTGAAAGCGGACGCGGATGCGCTGCGAAATAAGCTTGCTGACACCGAGGCGGCGCTTGGGCGGGCGAATGCAGAGGTATCGAGAATGACGGCTGGCTGCCGACAGGTTGAAGAAGAACGCGATTTTATGCATCAGCAATGGAGCAACGCCGAGCAGCGCGCCAACTACACAGAAGCCCATCCGTGGCGGAACCTGTGGGCATGGTTCAAGAGAAAGGCGGCACGACATGAGTAAACCACGCTATAGTTGGTGGGGTTATGTAAAATCCATTATCCGCCGCTACGACCCAGACCGAGAACTGGGGTTGCGCGGCGTGCCGTTAAAAGAAAGCTGCGCCGTGAGCCAAGCGGTAAGCGAAACAGGGGGATTGCAAGACGGCGAAGAACGCTTGAAATTTATCCGACTTGTTTTTTGGGACAAGACACACACGCTTGAAGGGGCGGCGATGGCAGTCAACTGTTCCGACCGAACGGCGAGACGATGGCATACCGATTTTATCAAGTGCGTCGCACGGAACTACGGGCTGCTCGATGATTAAAAGTTGGCCTTAAAAAGCCATTTGCTTATGAGATAATAGAATCGCAGAGGTGTAAAAGCCTTTGCGGTTCTCTCATTTATGGCGTTTACCTCCTACGCCATAGCGGGGGCGGTGATTTTTCATCTTTTCACACCGCCCCTGCAAAATGCCGCACGCACGATGCAGCCCACAATCAGGGCCGAGAGGTCGCACCTCTCATGCGGCACCAACAGGACCACGCGCACCTCTCAACGATGTGGCCCAGCGTGGACATATGCGGCGTGCAGAAGCAGAAGCGAAAGCAATGGCTATAGGCAACATTGCGGACGTGTGGCGGCTCGATACCGTCTCGCCGCTCCAAAAGAGGAGAGCCGCTGCCTTTGGCAATGGGCAAAGCGCCCGCCTGAAAGTGCGGCAAGTGTAGCCCATACGGGCGGGGAAAGACTGCTATGTAAGGCCAAGGGGCGGGGGCTGGTAGCAAAACAGGAGGATGGCGTGGACGATATTACAAAGCAGCCATACGCCAAATGGCTTGAAGAAAGCATAGCAACTATTGCAGGGATTGACCCTTGCTGTATTTGCTTTGCAGCGACAAAAGCAGACGGCACGGTGTTCACCGGCTATTATAATGCAGACGCGACGGACAAGGCCGTTTTTGCGCACAATATCCAGTCCGACATCGTGATGGATATCATCAAGGCGAATGCTGACACAATCAGCGGGATTTTGGAGGATGGCAAATGATTCTATGCGGTAAAGACTGCACACCATGCTGTGACTTCTGCACCCATGTCAAACACGGCACAGTAGTAGTTGACGGCAAGCGTGTAACTTCTGGGCCTGTTGGCTGCAAGCTGCACAAGGACAAAGAGCATCAGGACGTTGCCGTCACCTGTGGGTATTGTGACGACTTTCATTGCTTCCAGAGCCTGGTGCCCGTAGATCGAGAGATGCAAGAGGGAGACGGAGAATGAACGACGACCACAAGGACATTATCAACAAGATAACGTATTCCGCCGACGAAATAGATAGGATCATGAAAATCAATATGCGGCTCATTGCGAAATTCAAAACCCATTTGCACAAAGAGTATGGCGACGCTATCGAAGATATTGCGAAGATGTTTGACACACTCTACGCAGAACAGCAAAAAGAAACGCCGTTGATGTGGTATGAGTATTGCTACGGTGTTAAAGATACAGGGAAATAAAAACAAATTATTTGGATTGGAAGTGAGCGTATGCCAGCAGGAGCGCCAAGAAAATGGAAAAGCGTAAGCGCGATGCAAAAGGCGATTGACGCTTACTTCAAAGAGTGTGAGGGTGAGCCGTTTATCGGCGATGACGGTTGTGCTGTGCGAGATAAGTACGGCATACCGATTATCATTAACGCAAAGCCCCCGACAATCACAGGGCTTGCATTGGCGCTTGGATTCACAGGAAGACAAGCGCTGCTGGACTATCAGGCAAGGCCAGAATTCGCGGACACGGTCACGCGCGCGAAGTCCAGATGCGAGGAATATGCCGAATCTCGGCTCTACGACAAAGACGGTGCAAACGGCGCGAAATTTTCGCTTGGCTGCAATTTCGGTTGGCGTGAAGTGAACGAGACAAAAATAAGCACGGATTCCGTCAAGGTGGTTATTGATGTCTGATATTCTCTTGTCAGAAAAAATCGGCTCGGCTTTTTACGATGTGGCGCATGATGTGTTCCACCACGGGCATACGCACTACGATTTTAGTGGCGGGCGCGGCTCTTTGAAATCCTCCACCGTGTCGGTGCTTGTACCGCTACTGTTGATCCACAATCCAAACACGCACGCGCTTGTGCTGCGCAAGGTGGCAAACACGATCCGCGATAGCGTCTATGCACAGTATATCTGGGCAATTGGTGAGCTGGGCATGGCGGCATACTGGGAAGCAAAGGTTTCCCCAATGGAGCTGATCTATAAGCCGACAGGCCAGAAGATTATGTTTCGCGGTGCTGACGACCCCATGAAAATCAAATCTATCAAAGTGCCGTTTGGGTATATCGCCGTGACGCACTTTGAGGAAAAAGACCAGTTCGCTGGACGTGCGGAAATCCGAAATATCTTGCAGTCCACTATGCGCGGTGGCTCGGTGTTCTGGAACTTTGAGAGCTATAACCCGCCAATCAGCCGCGATAACTGGGCGAACAAGGACAGTTTGGAGGAACGGGCTGACCGCCTGTGCCACAAGTCAACGTATCTGCAAGCACCGCCTGAGTGGTTGGGAGAACAGTTTCTTGCCGAAGCGGAACACCTGAAAGAAACGGACGAGCGCGCATATCAGCATGAGTATCTCGGTATTCCGGTAGGAACTGGCGGCAATGTGTTCGATAAGCTGGAACTGCGGGAGATCACAGATGAAGAAGTCAAAAGTTTCGACCGCATCTATCAGGGAGTGGACTTTGGCTGGTTCCCCGACCCGTTTGCTTTTATCCGGCTGCATTATGATCGGGCAAGAGAGACGATATATCTGTTAGACGAGATTTATCAAAACAAATTATTCAACGAGCAAAGCGCGACAATGATTAAGCAGCGCGGATATAACAACAATAGGACGATCTGCGACAGCGCCGAGCCGAAGAGCGTTGCTGATCTCCGCGCAATGGGGCTACCTGCGTATGAAGCGGTCAAAGGCCCCGGCTCTGTGGAATATGGCATGAAGTTTTTGCAGCGGAGAACGATTGTTATTGATAGGCGACGCACACCGCACGCTTACGATGAATTTGTTGGATACGAATACGAACGAAACAAAGACGGTGACATTATCAGCGGATACCCAGACGCGAACAACCACCTGATTGACGCGACCCGGTATGCGTTGGAGCCTGTCAGCCGCAGAATGGGAGTTATTGCATGAGCAGTGCAGTTATCCAAAAGTTAAAAGAACTTGGCTATACGACGATTCCGGAAGAGTTTTACAGCCAAGTTGACCTCTGGAAGTCCTGGTATGTTGGGAAAGTAAAGGATTTTCACAGATACCGAGAATATAACGGTCATGAGTGGGTGAAAAAGAAGCGGTCTTCGCTTGGAATGGGAAAGAAAGTCTGCGAAGATTGGGCAAATCTGCTCATGAACGAAAAGGTTAAAATCACGCTTGAAGGCAAAAAAGAGCAGGAATTTATTGACCGCATTTTGGAAGAAAACAACTTTACCGTAAAAGCAAACGAAATGCAGGAAATGAAGTCCGCGCTCGGAACGGTTGCATATGTACCGCGCGTTATTGGCCAGAAAGTAAACGACTACGACGCTCCGATTCCCGGAAGTGCGGAAGACATTGCGATCGACTATGTGACGATGGAGCATATTTACCCGCTTTCATGGCGAAATGGCGTGATTACAGAGTGCGCATTTGATAGTGTTGTAACACGGTTCGGACATCAGTATTTGTTCTTGCAAATCTTTAAAAAAGAGCGAAACGGCAAATACACAATCGAAAACAGCATTTATTTGTACGAGAATGAAACGCTGTCGGAAGTTAACCTTGCATCCGTTGATGGCTTTGAGCATATCCCGCGTGTCGTCCATACAGGGAGCGCGGAAAAACAGTTTGTGATAGATCGCCCGAACATCGCCAACAATTTTGATTATCTCTTGCCTGTCGGCGTCCCTGTTTATGCAAATGCTCTTGATGTGCTGGAAAGCGTAGACAAGGCGTTTAACTGCTATGGCAACGAGTTTGACAATGGCGCGTTGCTGCTAATGGTAAAAATGCCAGCAACAAGGTACGAGGACGGGAAACCGACTTTGAACAATAACGATAGTAGGTTTTACCTTCTCCCAGAGGACACGCAGCAAGGGAACGTTGTCGAACCAATTTCCCCACAGTTAAGAACGCAGCAGTTAAATGTCGGGTTGCAAGACCAGCTCAATATTCTTTCCAGCAAGTGCGGGTTTGGCGAGACCTATTATCGGTTCAGTGGAGATAGCATTGCCACGGCGACGCAGGTCATTAGCGAGAATAGCACCATGTTCCGCACGATCAAGAAGCATGAAATTATCCTTGAGCAGGCATTGACTGAGCTGTGCCGTGTTCTTCTCCGGCTTGGGAATGCCACCATGAACGCAGGGCTTGACGAAAATGTAGAAATCTCCATCGACTTTGATGACAGCATCATTGAGGACAAGCAAACCGATTTTTCCCGCGATATGCAGCTTTTGCAGGCGGGCATTATGAACGATTGGGAGTTCCGCATGAAGTGGATGAACGAAGACGAGGCGACCGCAAAGGCGGCGCTTCCAAAAATGCAGGAAATGACGACCGAGGAAGAAACGGAGGTAGAGTGATGGGATTTGGAGAAAATAATGGGACTTTTGGGGTTGTGAAAGATGAGCCGGTATCCGTTTACCCCGGAATTACTTGACGCGCTGCCGGAAGAACTGGCAGAACTGTTCCGGGCGCTTGAAATCACGCTGCTTGACGAGATATGCAGCCGATTGGTCTTCGCAGATCAGCTCAATGAAGTTACGGTGCAGGATATTCAAGCGCTGAGATCGCACGGCATTGACCTAAAGGACATCGAGAAAGCAATCCGCAAGACAACCGGCATCAGCGAAACAAAGTTAAACAAGCTGCTTGACGATGTTATAGAGCGCAACCAGAAGTATTACACCGAAGTCATCGACCTTGCGCATGTAACACAGCCAGAAACGCTTGTAGACGCGGCTACAGTGGATGCAATTAAGCGGCAGACCCATGATACATTCCGCAATTTAACGGCTTCTATGGGCTTCCTTGTGGGCAACACGATGTTAAAGCCCGCGCGCGCTTATCAGTGGGCTTTGGATAACGCAGAAATGCAGATTCAGAGCGGCGCGATCAGCTACAATCAGGCTATTGCAAACGTTGTAAAGCAGCTTGCAGACAGCGGCTTGAAAGTCGTCGACTATGAGAGCGGGCATCGAGATCAAATTGATGTGGCGGCGCGCAGAGCAGTGATGACTGGCGTAAATCAAATTTGCGCTAAATATACGGAGCAGTCGGCGCAGTATCTCGAAACTCCGTATTTTGAAGTTTCCGCCCACGCTGGCGCGAGAGATAAGCCGGGTCCGTCACCGTGGTCAAGCCATAAGGACTGGCAAGGCAAGGTTTACAATATTCGCGCAAATGACATTTACCCGAACATTTACGAAGTGTGCGGCCTCGGCGCTGTCGATGGGCTGGAAGGAGCCAACTGCCGCCACCGTCGAAACGTTTGGGTTGAGGGTGTAAGTGAGCGCACATACACTGACGAACAGCTTGCCCATATTGATGATGATCTCGGTTGCGAGTTTGACGGAAAGAAATACACCGCATACGAAGCAACACAGATGCAACGGCGCGTAGAGCGGACAATCCGCAAGCTAAAGCGCGAGAAAGCCGCTTATAGGGCCGCAGGATTGAAGGGAGATGTGATGGCATTAAGTACACGCCTGCACCGCTTGAGCACCAAATACAAGGCGTTCAGCGCGGCGGCAGGGCTGCCGGAGCAGCGGGAGAGAATGAAGGTGCTGCATTGAACTGGGAAGAAGTCAAAAAGGCAACCGACGCGATTCTAAAGCGAGGTAACGACGTGGAAATCCGGCGCAAGGGCGACGGGTACATCGTTTTGGAGGTCAAAAAAACAATAAAATACAGCACTCCCACGCAATAGGGCGCGGGAAAGGGCAATAGGAGCCAACTTGTAAGGATTGAGTACAGGTTGGCTCTTTTTTTGTAATACGCAGCGGGGAATGACGCTGTGGGAATAAAAGGAGAACTAAAAATGGCAGACGAAATTAAGACTTTTGATGAAATACTGGCTGACCCCACCTATAAGGCGGAGTTTGACAGGCGAATCACAAGGGCACTTTCGACTGTTCAGAGCAAGCTGGACGCGGAAGTTGAGAAGAACAAGCAGTTTGCAGCGAACGGCAGCGCGGAAACGGAAGCGCTCAAAAAGGAGATCGAGGGCTATAAGTCCAAGATCGCCGATTATGACTACGCAGACGTGATCCGCAAGACGCTTTCCGAAAAGGGCGTGAAGTTCAGCTCTAAGGCTGCGGAAAAAGCATATTTGGCAGACCTGAAAGCAAAGCACCTTGAAATCAAGGACGGTGCGCTTGATGGGTTTGACGAATGGCACAAGGCGCAAGTCAGCGCCGATCCGTCCGCGTTTCAAGACGGCGTAAAAATCGACTGGTCTGCCGCTGTTGGCGGCGGCGAAAAGAAAACAGATACCAATGCCGCGATGAACAATCTGATCCGCGGCGCACTCAAGTAACGAAAAGGAGTATACAACATGGCAAGTATTGATCGTTCCGCACTTTCCGGCCTTATCCCGGAACCCGTAACCCGAGAAATCATGCAGGGCGCTATCGCCGAGTCTGCCGTCCTTCGTATGGGCCGCAGACTGGCGAATATGTCCAGCAAGACGCAGACCATCAACGTGCTCGACGCGCTTCCCTCCGCGTACTTCGTCAACGGCGAGGCCACTGACGGCGGCGCTGGTGAGGCATTCAAGCAGACCACCAAGATGGCGTGGGATAAGAAGAAGCTGTATGCCGAGGAGATCGCTGTTATTGTCCCCATTCCTGAGGCTGCTCTCGATGATGCGGACTATGACATTTGGGGCGAGGTCAAGCCCCGTCTGACCGAGGCTTTCGGCAAGGTCATTGACGCGGCTATCCTGTTCGGCACCAACAAACCCAGCACTTGGCGCACTGGCGTTGTGCCCGCTGCTATCGCTGCCGGTAACGGTGTGCCCGTCGGGACCAGCGTCTTTGACGATATCATGGGCGAGAACGGGCTGATCGCCAAGGTGGAGCTGGACGGCTTTAACCCCAACGGCGTCATGTCCGCCATCCAGATGCGCGGTAAGCTGCGCGGTTTGAAGGACACCACTGGCCAGCCCATTTTCAAGTCCGATATGCAGGGCGCCACCCGCTACGGTCTTGACGGCATGGATATGTACTTTCCCATGAACGGTGCATTTGACCCTGCGCAGGCTCAGATGATCGTCGGCGATTGGAGCCAACTTGTCTATGCCATTCGTCAGGACATGACCTTCAAGATCTTCACCGAGGGCGTTATTCAGGACCCCACCACGAAGGCTATCACTTACAACCTCATGCAGAACGACATGGTGGCGCTACGCGCAGTCATGCGTCTCGGCTGGGAGATCGCGAACCCCATCAACGCCTACAACGCGGAAAAGGCAAATCCGTTCCCGTTCTCTGTTTACGGCAAGGGCGGCGACATCTCTGCTGTTACCGTCTCGCCCGCTACCGCGACGATGGCAAAGGGCGACAGCAAGTCGTTTACGGCTGCTGTTACCGGCGAGGGCATTATCAACGGCGAGGTCGAGTGGAGCCAGAATGGCACGAAGTCCAAGATCAGCGAAGACGGCTTGTTGACTATCGACTCCGCTGAGACTAAGACCAGTATCACCGTTACGGCCAAGTCCAAGCAGGACAGCACGAAGACCGGCACTGCAACTGTTACCGTTTCCTAATCTGAAAGGAGCTGGCCCGTATGACATACGCTGATTATACATATTACACCGGTACCTATATGGGCGCTGTGAGTGAAAATGACTTCCCGCGTCTTGTTGTCCGCGCCAGCTCCTTCCTCGACTACTACACGCGCAACAGAGCACAAGACAACGCTGACCTGGATGCGGTAAAGATGTGCTGCTGTGCGCTGGTTGACAAGTATGCGGTCATCGAGGCCGCACAAGCGCTGGCGATGAAAAATCTTGCTAATGCTGCGGCAAATGATGCGGAAGTAAAAAGCGAAACGGTAGGAAGTTACTCCAGAACACTTGCAACTGGCGGTGAAACTGCCTTGTCTGCCCTCAATGCGACGGACGGGGCAAAGAAACTGCTGGCAGAAACGTGCATGGAATACCTTGCCCATACCGGGCTGCTGTATCGCGGAGGTGTGTATAGATGTACGCTCCCCACACTGTAACGATCTACAACATCGTGCAGGAGATCGACCCGACAACTCTTGATGAGGTCGAAAAGGCCTACACCACGATATTGCGCGGTGTGATGCTCCAAGCGTCTAAAGGCGTGAACGTGCGCGAAAGCGGCCTTGAAGGTGCTGACGCTGTAAACCTGTATATCCCGTTCTCCGTAGAAGCGGTGGACGGGGTAACGGGTAAGCCGAAATCCTACATCGGCCCGCAATCGTTTTTTAAAGCGGCGGACAAGTCTAACCTATGGACGCTCTCATACAAAGGTAACGGCGGCATGACGTGCTTTGTAAAGGGCGAATTCGTGTCGGACAACATGACTGTCGTTCTGAGCCATGACGATTGCTACAACGTGACGAAGGTTGATGCAATGGACTACGGTAGCGCCGATATGCAGCACTGGGAAGTCGGAGGTGCGTAATGGGCATCAAGTTTTCCGTGCATACTGATGGAATGGACGCTGTAAGGACTGCCATTGCAAAGGCCTGTACGCGCGCCGAGCACGTTTTAGCCGAGCAGATGGAGAAAGACACTCAGCCTTTTGTGCCGATGCTCACGGGCTCATTAACGCAGCGCACAAGGGTAGTTGGTAACGACATCATCTACCCTGGCCCTTACGCGAGATTCCTGTATTACGGGAAAGTCATGGTTGACCCAAATACCGGCAGCACATACGCGCCGAAAGGCGGTACAAAGGTCGTGACTGACCGCAATTTAGTGTTCAACCACACGGCGCACCCACAAGCACAAGCCCATTGGTGCGAAGCATCGAAAGCGCAGAATCTTGACAAGTGGGTGCGCGTAGCAGATAAGGCGGTGAAGAAATTTGGAACAGGTTAAAAAGACGGTTTCGGCGGCGGAGGAAGATCAGGTCTCCCGCAAGCTGCTTGCGTGGTTAAACACGTTCCCGGATAAGCCGGTTGATTTGATTCGATTCGAATTTCTTCCCGCTGATACTCCGGCAATGGCGCTGTCCACGATTCAGGCGGCGTACATCGTCAGAAAATACATTCTCGGCGGGTATCAGGCGGAATATCAGTTCAAGGTTATTTACCGCATGAAGCCGGGGAATAGCAACGACAAGCGGCTCAAAGCTGACGAGCTGCTTAACGCCTTGGGCGATTGGGCAGCAAGCAAAACACCGCCTGACATTGGCGACGGTCGCCGCGTCATTCGCATTGAGCCGACAACGCGATCCTCTCTTTTTGCCGTGTATGAAAACGGTGACGAGGATCATCAAATTCTTATGAAAATGAACTACGAGGTGAATGTATAATGGAAGATTTAGCGTTCAATACCCCGTCTGGACAGAATATTGACCGTGAAAAATTGGTCGCATACCTCAATACTGGGGCGAGTTCCGCATCCCCTACGTGGTCGCCCATGGGAACTTACGTTGATGATTCCAGTATGGAATATGACTGGCAGACGGACTCCACGAAAGACATTCGTGGAATTACAAGAAATACTATGAAGAAACCCGTTGTAACTCAGCCGTTCGATACTTCGAAGCTTGACGCTGGAGATCCTGCCATCGTCAAGATTTGGAATCTTGCGGTGAAGGAGCATAACGCGGCGGCGCTGGCAAGCCAAGAAATGCTGATCGTCCATGCCTATGCAGGCACGGAAAATACCGCAGTTTTTGCGGAAAGATATAGCGCTTGCATGATCGAGCCGACAGGTCTCGGCGGCGAAGGTGGCGGAGTTCTCGGCTTGCCTATTAACGTCACATACGGCGGCACGCGAACTACTGGCACTGCGGCCATTTCCGGCGGCACTGTCACGTTTACAGAGGACTAAATCAAAGAGGGCTGGCGCTTGTCAGCCCTCATTTCGGAGGTAAGTATGGAACTCAGTTTTGATTCTGGCGTAAAAGAATACACCATTCGAGGTGTAAACGGTGTTGTGACCGTGTATTTCAACCCTGCGGACGTAAATTTCGCAAAGAAAGCGTACCGCGTATTCAACGATCTGCGCAAGAAGCAGGAGGAAAGAGCGGCAAAGCTCGATGTAACCGAGCCGGGCGACGAGCTCTTTGACATGGTGGATTCCATCGACAGGGAGATGCGCGACATCATCAACGATCTGTTCGGGCAGGATATTGCGGATACGCTTTTCGGGTCGGTGAATGCTTATTCCGCAGCAAACGGCGCTCCGGTATGGCAGAACTTTATGAATGCCATCATTGACCAGTTTGACGAAGCGACCAAGCGGGAGCAGGCGCTTGCAGATGAAAAAATCCGCAAGTACACACAGAAGTATAGAAAATGATGTATGAACTTCCGACGTCGCTGAACGTCTGCGGCGTTGAGTATGCTATCCGCTCGGACTATCGTGCGGCGTTGGACGTGCTTTCGGTCTTTTCTGCGGTCGATTTGGACAACGGGCAAAAGGTTCTGGCTGCTCTAGATATTTTCTATTCCGATTTTTTGCAAATGCCGGACGAGCATATTCCTGATGCGGTGAAGCAAATGACATGGTTTCTCGACTGCGGCGACGAGGGAGATAACAGGAAGCGCCCTAAGTTGATGGACTGGGAGCAAGACTTTCAATACATTGTGGCTCCCATCAACCACGTTGTGGGACATGAAGTGCGCGCAATGCCTTATTTCCATTGGTGGTCATTTGTCTCGGCGTACTACGAAATCGGGGATTGCTTGTTTGCAAACATTGTGCGAATCCGCAATTTGAAAGCAAAAGGGAAAACGCTCGACAAGTCGGATCGAGAATTTTACCGAGAAAACAGGCGGCTTGTCGATCTAAAGAAGCCGATGACAGAAGAAGAAAACGCCACGATCAATGCGTGGTTGGGCAAAAAAACGCCCGACGCAAAATAGCATCGGGCGAAGGTGGTTACTTGTTTGCAATGAATGTGATTTCGTTTCCAGACCAAAAGTCAGGAGTAAAGCGAATTTCAATTTCTTTCCAGTCTTTGGGGGCTTCGTATCCGACAACGCCGGTCATTTTCTTACCGGCAGCAATAGCTCCGTCCAACTGAGTTTTATCGGTTGCGATGGTGGCTGAAATGCTCAGATTTGTCGAGTAGTCATCAACATAGGCGTTGAACGATGCGATAGAACTAACGGCAATATCTTTATCCGACTGGTTATCAATGGAGAATTCGCAAAGAAGAAACACATTACCATCATCAGGCGTGTTGAACTGCGATCCATTGCTTTCGGTGCAGGAATCAAACTTTACACTGATCCCATTTAACTCGGCGGTTTCTCCAACGCCAAACGTTTGGCTCTCTGGGCCAGAATCATCGCCCGTGCCGTTTAATGCGGCGGCGATCAGGCAAATGCCGAAAATAGCAATGATGATCCCCAACACTGGGTGGCGCTTTTTCTGCTTTGCTCCACACTGCGGGCAAGCGGTAGCGGATTTTGCGATAGATGCCCCGCATACCTTGCAAGTAGTCATCTTATCCATTTTTCATTCCTCCTTGCCATTATTTATGGCTGCTTGGATGATATCACGCAAAAAACCAAAAAGCAAGAAGGTGATATTATGGCTGACGGCGAAGTCGTATTTGAAGCGACTATTAGCGACAAAAAACTCCATCAGGAGTTGAACAAAGTAAAAAGCAATATCGAATCCTTACAAAAGGAGTTCAACCGGCTCGGCGACCAGAAAACGCCGATGGAAGACCGGCTGCGCAACATCGGAGCAGAGCTGGATGCGGCAAAACAGGAGCTTGCAGATATGCGTACAGCACCGAAAGGCACGTATGAGAAAATCAACGTGTCCGAGCAGGCCGAGCGCGTGCGAATGCTGCAAAGCGAATTTAACAAAACTGCAAATAGCATTGATAAGCTCAACGAAAAGCTCAACAAAACCGGCGATAAGATTTCCGACGCGAAAACGCAGGCAGTCGAGCTAACACAGCAGATCGAGGGCAGAGCCAAAGGCGCAGGGCTGCGCAATGCAACCGAAGCGGCGGCAGATTCCATGAAAGTATTTGGGCAGCGCTTAAAATCCGTTGTCCGCAGTGCACTTGTTTTTACAGTTATTACACAAGCATTAACAAAAGTGCGTGACTGGGTAAAGAACGTCGTAATGGTAAACTCCGAGGCAAGAGAATCCATTGCGCAGCTTAAAGGAGCGCTTTTGACGCTGGCACAGCCTCTTGTAAGTGTAATTGTCCCCGCCTTTACACTGCTTGTAAAAGTTATCACAGCAGTAGTCTCACAGATCACGCGTCTTGTGGCGCTTATCTCCGGCAAGAGCGTTAAGGCAACTGCTAACTCGGCAAAGGCTCTGAACAAAGAAACCAGCGCATTAAAGGGAACGGGCAGTGCCGCGAAAAAAGCGGCAAGTCAGCTTGCGGCGTTTGATGAAATCAACCAGATTTCCACCGATACCGCAAACGATGCGGGCGGAGGCGCATCCGCTGACGCAATCACTCCGGACTTTAGCTACATGGACGACATCAGCGACCGCTTAAAGAAAATCGCGGATGCAGTCATGCTCATTGCGGCAGGCTTAGCGCTGTGGAAAATCAGCAGCAGTTTGCCGGGTGTGCTTGGCACTATTCTGCAAAAGCTCGGCGGCATCCTCATCGCTGTTGGCGGATTGATTCTTCTGTGGGATGGCTTATCCGACGCATGGAATAACGGCGTTAACTGGGGGAATCTGCTCGAAATGCTTGCAGGCACAGCGGCACTTGCAGGGGGGCTTGCAATCGCATTCGGCAAAGTCGGTGCGGGCATCGGCCTTGTAGTGGCTGGCGCAGCAATGATTATCACAGCGTTTAAGGACATTTGTGATAACGGTGCAAATCTTCAAAATACGCTGTTATTGATTGCTGGCATTGTGGCAACGGGGCTGGGGTTCTTTTTTTTGACCGGCAGCGTTATCCCTCTTGTTATTGCTGGCATCGCATCTGTAGTTACGGCGGCGCTTGCGCTTACAGGTAATTTGACAGAGTTTTCCAGAAACTTGAAAGATAATATCCTCGGTGGAATTATCCAATTTATCAAGGGCGTGTTCACGGGCAACTGGAAATCTGCGTGGGAAGGTGTCAAAAAAGTTTTCTCTGGCATCTGGAACAGCATCGTTATTATTGCCGAGAGCGCCATCAATGCCGTCATTAAAGGCTTGAACTGGCTGATTAGTAAAATCAATACGATCAAGTTTACTGTTCCGAGTTGGGTTCCCGGTGTCGGCGGCAAAAGCATCGGCGGGCATATTTCTTCGCTCTCTGAGGTTCGTTTGCCTCGTTTGGCGACCGGCGCGGTTATTCCCCCGAACAAAGAATTTCTTGCCGTGCTGGGCGACCAGAAAAGCGGGACGAACATCGAAACGCCGCTTGCAACGATGGTTGACGCATTTAAGCAGGCTATGGCGGAATCCGCCGGCGGTGCAACAACGGTCGTTATCCAGCTCGACGGTAAGGAGATCGCACGCAGCACCGTGAAGAACATCAACAACATGACACGCGCGGCGGGTAAGCCCGTGCTGCTGTACTAAGGAGGGGCAAACATGGAAGTCCTTATTATCAACGGCACGGATTATTCGTCCGCAATCGCAACAAAAGGGTATGGGTGGAGCAGAAACGACCTTGACAGCGACAAGACCACCCGTACCAAAGATGGCAAGATGCGGCGCGACAAGATCACCACAAAACGGAAGCTGAGCTATACGACACGCTCCATCCCGCGGGATATGTTGGCAAAGCTTGATGACGACCTCAACAAAACGACCTGCACCGTAAAGTATCTTGACTTGCATGGTGTGCGCACAAGCACATTTTATTGCTCGTCGATGGAATGCACGCTTGAAGAAGCGGCAGATGATAACGAGGTGTGGGGCGGCGCGACGTTTAATTTGATCGAGGTGTAACATGGGGCAGACAACAAGTGCGCTGTGGCGTGATTTGCTCCACAAGCCCGGGACGGAGCGCGAATTCAAATTTGTCATCAACGACGTAGAGTACGGAAAAGATGCAGAGGTTTCCCACTCCGTTGAATCGCAGTTGTTTGAGGAGTTCGGGATTGGCAATGCCTGTTGCGCGACGTTAAAACTTGCAGTCATTGCAGACAATATCCCGCGCGCCGCGACGATCAAGCGCTATCTCAGGCTGGTAAACGGCTCTCAGGTGACCGCGTGGATTTCAAAGGGCGTGTTTTTTACCAATAAGCGCTCTCGCGATGGGGATTATTGGGAAGTCGAAGCATACGACGCAATGAGAAAGGCTGACGTTGTGTGGGAGCCAGACCAGTCGCTTAACTTCCCGATGACTATGCCTGACGCTGTAAACATCTTTTGCCAGTTGATGGGCGTGGAGCTGGACAGCCGCACAGTGCTCAATAGCTTATATACCATCGATTATCCTGCAAACGACTACACTATCCGCAATGAGCTGTGCTTTATCGCTGCGGCGCACGGTGGGAACTGGATTATGACCGATGCAGGGAAACTATTGCTTATTCCTCTGTTGTCTATGCCTGCTGAGACGAACTATCTTATTACAGAAGCGGGCAACGCTATTACATTTGGAGGGGTGAGGATTCTTGTCTGATAAATATTACGTCGGCGGCGACATTACAAGCTTTTCCGACAATGGCAAGTATAAGCCTATTTCCCGTGTGACGTTGCTTGTGGACGACGAAAATAGCCTGACGGCGGGCGACGATACCGGAATGGAGGTCATTGCAAGTTGCCCTCACGCCACGCAGCCAATGGTAAATGCTTTACTGCAAACCATGAAAGGCTACCAGTATCAGGCATACGAAGCTGGCGCGGCTAACATCGACCCCGCGGCAGAGCTGGGCGACGGCGTGACGGTTGGTGGCATTTATTCGCCGCTGTCTAAACTTTCTGATGATGGGCGCGGATACGCGGGTATTTCTTCCCCCGGAGAAGCAGAGATGGAAGACGAATACCCGGCTGAGGGGTACATCACACAGGAGTTCAACCGCAAGATTGCCGAAACACGCTCAACTATCACCAAGACCAGCGAGGCGATCATGCTCAAGGTCGAGGGTCTCGATGGCAAGTACACCGAGGTCAAAACCACGCTGGACGGCCTGACGGTGACGGACGCGAGCGGCACGACCAAAATCAACGGCAGCAGCATCAAGACGGACAATCTGTACGTCGATGCGGCGAATATCACGGGTACGCTGACAGCCGACAAAATCCAAACAAGCAATATTAGTGTCGGAGATCTCAAGGACGGCTCGAATTATGCTACGAAGACCTACGTCGACAACAACGCGGGCCTGAGCGCAAGCGAGGTCGACAATGCAATCGCGACGTACATTGACAGCACTTCTATCACAGCGCAGAAGTTGCGCGGCCAGACGGTGGAACTCCTGGCAAACAGCAATACCAAAGTGGGCGAACTTTCGCTCGTCGAGACGAACGTTGACTATGGTATCGGCATTAAAACCCTCTATGGCGGTATCAAGCTGGAATCGGCGACTAACGTATACCTAAAAGCCAGCGGTCCCTACGGTGGATTTATCACGCTGTCCAACAACATTGTGTCGCTCGGCGGCGGCGAGTTGTATATCGGCAGCCAGATGTACGGAAATAGCTTACCGGCCGGTAGCTGGGGAAAACTGTTTTTCCTTCGTCAGTGAGGTGACGCATGGCAAGTTTTAGCGTCAGCGTTACGGCGACGGGGTCGACGACAGCCGTTCTCAACGGCACGTTTTACGGAGACAGCTACCACGACCGAGCACGTGCAATCTACGTGACCGGCATTCTGGGGTACGGGTATTACTTGACTTCGAACGAGGATTCCGGCGCGAACAACACGTTTACGGATTCGTTCGACGGACTTACTCCCGGCAAAACCTACGATTGGGAGGCAGTGCTCTGCTATTGGGACACCAACCTCAATCAATGGGTGGAGACCAGCTATTCCGACAGCGGATCGTTTACCACAGAGGGCGGCGGCACTTCGGGCGGCGCTGTGTACATCTACACGGATATGTGGCGAGCGTATACGCCATACATCTACACGGACACGTGGAGACCCTACAACGCAGAAATCTACACCGACTTTTGGTGGGAGACGGGATAAGGAGGCACTATGACAAAGCAGGCAATGCAGATCCTTGACAGCGCATTTAATACGCTGTCCTTGGTGATGATCTCCGCGAACGACGCGGAGAAGATGGCAAAGGTCAAGGGAGAGCTGAGGCAGGCATATGCGATCCTCGAGCGGCTTGACCAGCAGGCGGCGCACGTCCCCGCAGAGCCGCCCGCCAAAGAGGGCAAGACGAAGCTCGAGCAAGAAAGCGAGGTAACTGATGGCTGATAAAGCAATTTCTGACCTCACCCAAGCAACACAGATCACGGGCGAAGACCTTTTCGTTTTGCAGCAAAGCGGCGAGGCGAAGAAACTGAAAGGCTCGCAGGTCGTGCAGTATGCCAAGGATTCCGTTGCGGCAGAGGTGCAGGGGGTTAAGAAATACGCTGACAGCGCCAAGGCATCGGCTGACGCGGCGGCTGCATCGGCAACAAAGGCCGCGGGCGCTGCGCAGGGCATCGACGACAAGGTTGCTGCGGCGGATGCTTCCGCAAAGGCGGCGGCATCTTCTGCGGTGGCGGCTGCTGAATCTGCGACCGGCGTTGACGAGAAGGTGCAGGCCGCGCAGACGGCGGCAACCAATGCGGCAAAGTCTGAGACGGCGGCAAAGGCTGCGCAGACCGCTGCGGCCAACGCGCAGAAAGCGGCGGAGAGTGCGCAGACCGGAGCACAGGCCGCTAAGACGGCGGCGGAATCGGCACAGGAAGCCGCTGAGAGCGCAAAGAACGCGGCGGCGGGTAGTTCGACCTCTGCGGGGAAGAAAGCGTCACAGGCCGCTCAGAGCGCCGAGGACGCTGCTTCCGCCAAGTCGGCGGCAGAGACGGCGAAAACTGATGCACAGGCGGCGCGCGACGCCATCGTCAACATGATCGTCGAGGCGGTGACGCTTGAGACGGGCAAGCCCGCGACGGTGAGCAAATCTCTTGTGGACAATGTTTACAAGCTGGTCTTCGGCCTGCCGCGCGGCGGCACTGGCGCACAGGGGCCGCAGGGTTCAACCGGCAACGGCATTTCTGACATCGCGCTCAAGAGCGGCACACACGCCCCCGGCACAAGCGACGTCTATACCATCACCCTGACGGACGGCACGACGTTTGACTTTGCGGTCTACAACGGCGCCAACGGCACGGGCGCGGGTGATATGCTGGCCTCTATCTACGACCCGCAGGGTAAGCATCAGGACGTGTTTAAGTATGTGGATGACGCTATCGGGGCAATCCCTACGCCTGATGTGTCTGCGCAGATCAAAGCGCACAACGAGAGCGAGACGGCACATCCCTACATTCGCGGGCTGATCCCGACAAAAACCTCGCAGCTCGACAACGATAGCGGCTATCTGACGCAGCATCAGGACATTTCCGGCAAGCTGGACAAGACCGGCGACGGCAGTAACGTCACGGCGGCGTTCACTACGGCGAGCACCCGCGCAAACATTGCAACGGGCGAAAAGCTCTCCGTGCTATTTGGCAAAATCGCAAAGTGGCTCGCAGACCTCGGCAGTTTGGCATTTAAGAGCACGGTCGCAAAATCTGACCTTGCAAGAGACGTGCAGACGAGTTTGGGCAAGGCGGACAGTGCTTTGCAAAGCTACACAGAGAGCGACCCAACCGTGCCCGAATGGGCAAAGGCGGCGACTAAACCGAGTTATACGGCCTCTGAGGTAGGCGCGCTCCCAAATACGACGGTCATCCCAACTGTCCCCTCCACCACCTCCCTCCTCAAGGGCAACGGCTCGGGCGGGATTGTGGCCGCCACACCCGAGACGGACTACGCATCCCCCGTGTCCATGCGCAAGGTGACGCTCACCACAGCAGGATGGAACGCCAATACCAAGCAGCAGACCGTTACGGTCTCCGGCGTTCTCACCGACAGAACAAAGCAGAAGGTGATCTGCTCCCCTGTTGATGAAAGCTATGACAGCGCGTGGAATGCCTGCTATGTGCAGTGCGTCGGCCATGGGGCGGATTCTCTGACCTTCCAGTGTGACGAGATCCCGACGGCAGCCGTGGAGGTTTTTGTGTCCATCCATTCGGTCAGCTTTGTATCGTGAGGGGATGACATGATTGTAAATTATCCGAGGATGAGACGGCGCGCGACGTGGCCGGATGACCTCGATACAGCATTGGAATTTTTATCGGCAAATCCATTTTCGATTTCCGCGCCAAAAAACTGGGACGGCAAATTAGAATATACCAACGGAAGCGGATGGAAAACATGGGATGGCAGCGCTATTGCTTCTGGTGAAATCGAAAGCAATCATTACATTTATCTCAGAGGAATAGGGAATTCAAAAATAACCGGAGTAAGTTCTTCCCGCGCAAAATGGAGCATTGTCGGAACGAATATCGCTTGCAACGGGGATATCGACCTCCTATTAGATTATTCGTCCGTAAAAAGCGGGAATCGTCCTGCAATGGCGGAGTATTGCTACGGCTCCATGTTCTACGGTTGTACGAGCCTTACGGCAGCGCCGTCGCTGCCCGCAACTACACTGGCGAACTACTGCTACT